ATTGTGCGTAACGTGTTCAAATACGGCGATGCGTTCTTTGTTCGCGATCCTGAAAACAAGAAATGGATGTACATTGATCCGGGCAAGATTACTAAGATTATTGTAAACGAAAGTGACGGCAAAGCCCCAGAGCAGTATGTTATCCGTGACTTAAATCCTAACTTTCAAAACTTAGTTGTTACTCAGATTAATCCTAATTCTAACAACACAAACAATCGCGGAACAGCATTTGTTGCAGGCGGAGCAGCAGCTCGCGGCCAGCCTGGTGCGTTTCCAACTTCTAATGGTTCACGTTTTTCTAACAGTCAAAATGAAGTAGCAGTTGAATCTAAACATGTTATTCACTTGAGTCTAAGTGAAGGCCTTGACAACAACTATCCGTTTGGTAATAGTTTGTTAGAAAGTATTTTTAAAGTATACAAACAAAAAGAATTAATTGAAGATGCAATTATTATCTATCGTATACAACGTGCTCCTGAACGTAGAATTTTCTATATTGACGTGGGTAACATGCCAAGTCACTTGGCCATGAGTTTTGTTGAACGTGTTAAAAATGAAATCCATCAACGACGTATTCCCAGCAGTACAGGCGGCGGCAACAACGTTATTGACAGTGCTTATAATCCATTAAGCATTAACGAAGATTACTTCTTTCCGCAGACAGCAGAAGGTCGAGGATCAAAAGTTGAGACGCTTCCAGGTGGTACTAACCTTGGTGAAATTGATGACTTGAAGTACTTTACCAACAAGTTATTCCGTGGTTTACGCATCCCATCAAGCTACTTACCAACCGGCGCAGATGACAGTCAAGCGCAATATAATGACGGTCGTGTGGGTACTGCATACATTCAAGAACTGCGTTTTAACAACTATTGTCAGCGTTTGCAAAGCCTAATGCAGGATGTTTTTGATCAAGAATTTAAATTATATCTACATGATCGCGGTGTTAATATTGACTCAAGTTTGTTTGAAGTACAGTTCCAAGCACCACAAAACTTTGCCACTTACCGTCAAGCAGAGTTAGACGGACAGCGTGTACCACAGTTCCAAACTATGAGTCAGATTCCGTTTATGAGCAAGCGATTTGCCATGAAACGCTTCTTAGGTATGAGTGACGAAGAGATGGCTGAAAATGAACGCATGTGGGCTGAAGAGAATGGCAAGGGCAAGGCTATTCCTACAGATAGCTCAGGCGAACTACGTGGAGCAGGCATTAGTTCAGCAGGCATTGAAAGCGATCTAAGTGACTTGTCTGATGATACTGCTCCTCCTGAAGTTGGAGGAGCTGATATGGCAGGCGGAGCAATACCTGCTGCAGGTGGAACTCCGGCACCAGTTGCAACTCCGCCGGCAGCATAAATACTAGTATGATACTTAGAGAATTGTTTTATGCTGATAAAGATATGCAGGCCATTTCAAATGACCTGCAATATTCTGCTAGCCACGACGATAGTCCGCTAACACGAAAAGATACTCGCAAGACTAGACTGACTCTGAGACAAATTAATGAGCTTAGAAAAGCATCAGAGAGCCACATCTTAGAACAAGAAAAAGATTTAGAATTAGTACATCAAATGTACATGACACCGGCAGCACCTGCCGCGTAATAAATAACTTATCGGGCATTTTATTAAAAATGCCTTAAAAAACCACCATTATAACGTTTATATTACATTTAAGTGTAAATATATCGACAGCCTTACAATCTATTTAGGAGACAAACATGACTGATCGTTCAAAGTTCGAACAGATGCTAGAGCATCTTGTTAATGAAGAAACTGACAAAGCCAAAGAGCTTTTCCACCAACTAGTAGTTGAAAAATCTCGCGAAATCTATGAAACTATTTTAGCAGAAGACTTCACAACAGAAGCCGACGGCGATGAAGAAGACGAAGAAGATCTCGACGAAGCTAAAGATGAAGATGAAGATGAAGATGAAGAAATGGACGAGAGTTTTGGCTTTGCCGAAGCTGGCGACGAAATGGATAGCGATGAAGACGACATTGGCGGTGATGCTAGTGACGACTTTGTAAGCGACATTGATGCCGGCGGCGACGAAGGCGACGAAGAAGGCATGGGCGGCGAAGGCGATATTGAAGATCGCGTAGTTGACCTAGAAGATGCACTTGACGACCTACGTGCAGAGTTTGAAGCACTAATGGGCGACGAAGCTGGTGAAGGACACGACGACATGGGCGGTGACGACATGGGCGGTGACGACATGGGCGACGAAGAAGAATTAGAAGACAGCTTCATGCGTGAATACGTAGAGAAAGTTGGTAATCCAAAGCATGGTGACAACGGTGCAAACACCAAGTCAGTTATGGCAAAAGCAAACAATATGGGCGGTACAACTGCTAATATCGTAAAAGGTGGAGAGAGTACAACAGGCGGCACAAAAGGCGGTTTGTTAAATCCTTCAACTAAAGAAGAAAACTTTGGCAACGTTAATGTCCCAGGCGGTAACGCAGGTAAGACAGCGTTTAAAAAGAAAGAACCAGGACACGGCGCTGAGAAAAAAGCATCTGGCGACAATGGCGACAGAAGTGCTGATAGCCCGTTAAATGGCGCTCCTAAAAGAGCAAAGTAAGTAGATGACGATGAACTATCTTCGAGAAAATCTGAGTTTCGACCAAGCAAGAGTGGTCGTTGAATCCGATGGCGAGAATGGAAAGAACCTTTATATGAAAGGTATTTTCATTCAAGGCGACAAGAGGAATCAGAATCAGCGTGTTTATCCTGGAAGAGAGATTGCCAGGGCTGTCAAAACCCTGAACGATCAAATTGCAGGTGGATATTCAGTTTTAGGCGAAGTAGATCATCCAGATGACTTAAGAATCAACCTTGACCGTGTGAGCCATATGATCACAGAAATGTGGATGGATGGTCCAGACGGTTACGGAAAATTAAAAATCCTTCCAACACCCATGGGACAACTAGTGAAAACTATGTTAGAAAGTGGAGTGAAGTTAGGAGTATCAAGCCGCGGATCCGGGAATGTCAGCGATGGCAGTTCCGGTGAAGTATCAGATTTTGAGATTATCACAGTTGATGTGGTAGCTCAACCTAGTGCCCCTGGCGCATACCCTACACCAATTTATGAACACCTGATGAATAATCGCGGTGGTTATAATGCCTTACGCATAGCGCAAGAGGTTAAAGGTGACCCTAAAGCACAAAAATATCTCAAAGAGAGCTTATTAGGTATAATAAGCAAACTCCAATAAGAAGGAGAATCACATGTTGGACGCACTAAAGAATTTGTTTGAGAACAATGTGGTTTCGGAAGAGATCAAAGAATCTATTGAGGCCGCTTGGGAAGCTCGCATCGTCGAGAACCGCACACAAGTAACTCAACAGCTACGTGAAGAGTTTGCTCAACGCTATGAACATGACCGTCAGGTTATGGTCGAAGCAATTGATCGCATGTTAGGCGATCAGTTAAAAGAGGAAATTCAGCAGTTTGTAGAAGATCGTAATCAATTAGCAGAAGCTAAAGCAAAGTATGCAGTAAAAATGCACAACGATGCACAGTTAATGAAAGAGTTTGTTACTCGTCAATTAGCTAGCGAAGTTAAAGAATTACACGAAGATCAAGTACAAATGGCTTCTAAGTTTCACACACTTGAGAAGTTTGTCGTAGAAGCTTTGGCTCAAGAAATCGCAGAATTTCATACAGACAAGCAAGACATTGCAGAAATGAAAGTACGTTTGGTACGCGAAGGCCGTCAGGCTTTAGCTTCCATGAAGGAACAATTCATTAAACGTGCAGCTACGTTGGTCGAGAATACAGTTGAAAAGACTCTGTCAAAAGAGATTGGTCAACTTAAAGAAGACATCGAAGCAGCTCGTCGTAACGATTTTGGTCGTAAATTATTCGAAGCTTATGCTAGCGAATATCAAAACAGTTACCTAAACGAAAAATCAGAAACAGCTAAATTGCTCAAAGTCATAGACAAGAAAGATTTACAAGTTGCCGAAGCTCATCACGCTGTAGCCAAAGCAACTAAGGTCTTAGAAAGCAAAGAAGCACAAGTTAAAGCTCTAATGGAGAGCAAAGAACGTCAAGAAATCATGAACGAATTAGTAGCACCTTTGGCTAATACCCAGAAAGCTATTATGACAGAATTACTTGAGAGCGTACATACTGCAAAACTACGTAATAGTTTTGACAAGTACCTTCCAGCAGTCGTTGCTGGTGAAGCTCCACAGAAGAAGAAGGCACTAGTAGAGGCAAAAGAAGTCACAGGCAACAAAGAAACCCACAGCGTCGGTAGCAGCGAGCACGAAAGCAATATTTTCAACATGCGTCGTCTTGCTGGAATTAAACATTAATTAGGAGAAAATAAATGTCAGAACTACTAACAGGCCGTTGGGCAGAAACAAAAGAAGCACTTCTTGAAGGCCTTCAAGGCACTAAGAGATCTGTAATGGCATCTACACTAGAGAACACACGTAAGTATCTAGCTGAGAGTGCAAGTACAGGTGCTACTTCTGCCGGCAACGTCGCAACATTAAATCGTGTGATCCTTCCAGTGATCAGACGTGTCATGCCAACAGTTATTGCTAACGAGTTGGTCGGTGTACAACCAATGACTGGTCCAGTTGGTCAAATCCATACGCTACGTGTTCGCTACAGCGATACACTAAGCGGTACATATGGTGCTACTGCTGGTGAAGAAGCATTAAGCCCGTTCAAGATTGCAGAAGGATATTCTGCTAACAATGGTTCTGCTGCTACTGCTGCATCAACTGCATCCTTAGAAGGTGCTGCTGGTAAGCGTATGAGCATCCAGATCTTGAAACAAACAGTTGAAGCTAAGACACGTAAGTTATCAGCTCGCTGGACATTTGAAGCTGCTCAAGATGCACAAGCTCAACAAGGCATTGACATCGAAGCAGAAATCATGGCTGCTCTTGCACAAGAGATTACAGCTGAGATTGACCAAGAAGTTCTTGGTTCTTTAGCAACTTTAGCTGGTTCACAGAACTTGCAGGCTTATAACCAAGCTGCTGTTTCTGGTACTGCTACTTTCGTTGGTGACGAACATGCTGCTCTTGCAGTTATGATCAACCGCGTTGCTAACACAATCGCCCAACGCACACGTCGCGGTGCAGGTAACTGGGCAGTTGTTAGCCCAACAGCATTGACAGTACTACAATCTGCTACTACAAGCGCATTTGCTCGTACAACAGAAGGTACATTCGAAGCTCCAACAAACACCAAGTTTGTTGGTACATTGAATAATGCAATGAAGATCTATGTAAACACATATGCAACATCTGATGATGTATTAGTTGGTTACAAAGGCGCTAACGAGTCCGACGCAGCAGCATTCTATTGCCCATACATTCCATTGATGAGCAGTGGTGTTGTTCTAGATCCAGCAACATTTGAACCAGTCGTATCATTCATGACACGTTATGGTTATGTAGAGTTAAGCAACACTGCTTCTTCTCTAGGTAATGCAGCTGACTATCTAGGTAAAGTCACATTGGCTGGTCTAGCATTTAGTTAATCAGTACATACAGTTTTTTACTGTAATGAAAGGCTTCTTCGGAAGCCTTTCTCTTTATGTGATAAATACTTTGTATGATTTACATGGTGTAAATTTTATGCGGAAATCCAACCGCGTACAGCCTAGAACGCTGTTATTTCTTAAGGAGAAAATAAAATGGGACGTCCTTTAAATAAAAAATATTTTGGTAACCGTAACATTGGTTCCGCAAGCACAACAGCT